GGATAACTCTGTTAAGAGTTGCAACGTTACCTGCGCCTGTGGCACCTGCAGTAGCCGCCTCTGCCAAATACTTTCTAGTATTTTCTAAAGTAGCAGACATTACAGACTTTTTATTGCCTGTTAGGCCTTCGAGCAACGCAACTTTGGTATCCTGCCATTTACTTTCTAAAAGTTCTGACATTATTTTCTCCTTAATTTAATCCTGCAAGTCTTCTAATATCTACAACATTATCAACTTTTGCAGAATTACTTGCACTCGAACTATTTTCTTCTTTATCGCCTGTTATTTCTTTTGCCTCGGTAAGTGTTGCCTTCTTTGCTACTGACTTGCCATCGATTACAGCAGGTAGATATTTGTTGAAGTTACCCTCTAATTTATCTGTTGCTACTGATTCTAGTAAGTCTTGCATAATCTCTTTCTGTTCTTTGCTCAAAGGAGCAACTAGTTCAGAAATTGTTTCTTTTCTCTTTGCGGTTTCAACAGCATTTTTAATCTCAGCGTCTTTGCTTTCAACTAATTTTGCTTTTTTCTCAGCATTCGCGTTCGCTTCCGCAAGTTGTTTATCCTTCAACTCAACCACTTTAAGTAGTTTTGCAGTTTCACTTTTCTCATTCATGTAAGAGTTGTTATACTCTTCTGCAAATGTCTCGAAAATTTTACGACCAAAGTCGTTTTTACGTGCAACGTCGATGTCTTCTTTCAATTGGCTAATTTCATTGTTTAATGTTTTAGCAACTGTTTTCTCGACAACTTTAGCACCTTTTTCGATGAAGGACTGTTTTACTTTACTTAAATGTTCTTTGGCTTCACGAATTAATCTAACCTTCGTCTCTGCCAAATCTTTTTTGTCTTCGTGGAACTCAGCAATTTCTTTTGCAAGAGCATCAACTACAAATTCCTCAAGTTTGCCAAATTTACTTGACATTGCTTTTTGGTCTTCATGTAGTTCAGAAACTTCTTTGCCTAACTGTTCCATTACAAAGCCTTTAAGTAGGTCTGCGTTTTCACGCATTGCTACATGGTACTTTGCTCTGGCTTCAGCAAGTTTTTTTCTATCTTCTGCAAACTCTGAAATTTCTTCGTTTAGTTTTTCATCTAACATTTTTTCCACGGCTTCTACCATATTGGCTTTATCGTGTTCGTATTTAGATGCAAATTCTTCACGCAATTCCGCTGTGATTTGCATTTGATTTTCTTTAACTTTGGCATTCCAAGCCTCTTCGATGTCATTCTTGATCTCTTCCGAAATTGCATTCGTTTCAAAAAGTGATTTTAAAGCGTCTAACATCTGGTTCTCCTTATTTCAAACCTTTAATTACTGTCATTAAAGATTCTTTGATGTACTTCTGTGCCTTTTGATCGCCTTGGACCTGTTTAGCCAAATTTAAAGCCTGATACCCACCACGGGCATTTAGTAAATGCTCATATATTGGTGTCGGATAGGCACCAGGAGCACTTGGTTGTGCTACTACATCCACAGTAATGATTTCAAAATCTGAAACCGTATTGCTTCCGTCTTCGCTAACATTCCCTGAACCTCTTGATGAGACCCCTAATTTAACTCCGCTTTCCAGCATTGTTTTAACTAGGACTCCCATCGGTGTAGGTAATATCTTCATCTTTCCGTAGCCATTTGGTCCATCTGTCCACATTTCTGTGATCATATGGCTTACTCTGTCTAGGTTAATATTAAGTCCTTCTGGATGATCAACCTCGCCAAGAACACTGTATCCTCCGCTTATTTGATCGTTGAGAGTGTTGACAGCCCTACTAATCTCGCTTACAGGATACACTCTTTGGTTGGCGTTTCTAACGCCACCTTGAATACAAATACCTTTTAGGTAAAGGTCTTTGCCTCCCTTATCGTTCTCAGTAGTTTCAACGACCATCTTCGCTTGGTCGAATGTCAAGTTCTCACGTAAGTTTAACATCACTATCCGTTCTTAATATTATGAACCAATAATACTTTTCTTATCAGTTCCTGCTTCGCCACTGCCCTTTTTCTCAGCGCCGTGACCTTTGGAGTCTGCCTTCATAGACTTACTTGCTTTACCACCTGGAACATTCACGTTACCTGCTGAATCTTCTTTTGGTGATGCCGCTGATCCGCCTTTTTCTTCTGCAGAACCTTTTGCTATGTTAGAAGCAGTTCCACCCATATCGTTTTTACCCGCTACTGGTGATTTTGCTTTGTTGTCTTCGCCTTTTGGCATAGCAACTTTTTCTACATATTCACGCATTTGCTCAGCTTCTGACTTATTACCTTCAAAAGGCATTTCGTCAGCTACTGGCTGTTCCATGCTAAGATCGGAAGCTGGCTCAATTGCCTCGTCTTCCTTCTCTTCATCATCCATATCCATGTCAGGGGCATCTTCGTCATCCATGTCGTCGTCGCCGCCTTCTTTGTCAGACATCATTTTTTCAAATTCTGCCTTTAGATCATCAAGAGCATCTTCTAAGTCAACAACGCGGTCTTCCATATCTTCTGCGTCATCGTCTTTTTCCATATCACCTTCATCGCCATCTTCCATGTCATCGATCATGTCATCTGCCGCGTCACCGCCCATTGGGTCAGCTTCTGGTGTAATTTCCATATTTTCATCAGTTTCTTCGTCTGAAGCTTCGTCTACTTCTTCATCTTTTGAAGCTTCTTCAACTTCTTCGTCTTCTTTTGAAGCTTCTTCAACTGATTCTTCTGATTCGTCTGATTCTTCCTTCATATCCTTGTCGTCTTTTTTCTTCTTCTCATCTTTTTTATCTTTATCATGAGATCCTTCGTCGACTTCAAGGTCTTTAAGGTCATCTTCTAGCATTTTTTCATAAATGCCACGTGATTTTTCGATTACAAACTCGTGAAACAATGAATCCGCGCCATCGCGATCATTGTTAACTAATTTTTCGAGCATTTGCTCTAGTTTTGATTGATCTGCCATTTGTTTCTCCTGTCATGTTAATGGTGTAAGGCTGTCGATAATATTTACACTTTTATTATAAAATACGTGGAAAATGGTGTCAAAACGGGCTTTTTTGACGCCTAGTGTCAAAAATCATAATATCTCCTAAATTCACTTATGGTGATATGAGATAAGTTACTTACTTTTTTTAACTGCTTCGGTATAAAATCGTCG